AGGGTTTACGTATCTGGCGGTTGTGATATTAAGAGGGTGGAAGTTTGCTCCTTCCCTGATGAACTCAGCCCCCGGCGTCCCCGCGTCGGGGGTTTTTTATTGCAGGTAACTCCGCTCAGCCGGGGACATCTCGACACCGCGAATGCTCTTCTGGGCTTTTTTCTCCGCAGTCTTGATAGACTGCGCGATGTCCTTGCGCTCGATGATGTAGGTCGGATCGCCATAGTTAGTACCGGGTACCGTCGGTACTTTGTTATTATACGCAATGATCTTAGCTATGGCTGCTGTGATATCCTGTTCAGTATGTGGGGCGCTGAGCATCATGCGCGTTTCCTTGATGAGATTATTACGCTCATCCTCCATACTGTGCTTCCACCCGAGGATTTTGCGGTTCTCTTCACGCGCTTCAGCTAGCTTAAGAGGTGTCGCCCCCAACCTCTGATTGATTAGGTCAAGGGTAGTAAACTCTTCAGGGGCCATAACGGTACGCCCAGTGCTCTCCTGCACCTCACCCTCAGTCGCAAGGCGGTTAGCGGTGAACCAACCACGTACTGCAGCAGGCATAGCCTTCGAAAAAACGCGAGACATATTGCCCTTGCCGAACTCCTTCAGAGCATCCTTAAGCTGGCTGGCTTCAGAGAGCTTGGGCGAGAGGTTATCCAGAAATACGTTCGTAGCCGTATCCACCCAGTCGTCACCCTGACGGACATCCCGTATCCATAGATCGTTCTGTGAGATACGCGGACCAAGGTCAGCGCCGGTCATCTCAGCCAGCGCACCGTGCTTGGCGATCTTGGTAATCATGGAGTCCGTACCAAAATGATAGGGTATCCAAACATTACGGAACCAGTAGTCAGAGTCGAAAGCTTCTTTAGGGTGTTCACGCCTCCAGCGTTCCTTGTCCTCATCCGACATAAGGCTCTTCATAAGCGTATTAATCAGGAAACAAGCGGCTGAGTAACCAAATACGGTCTTGACGCCGCCAGACATAGCACCAAGGAGCACCGTGCCCATCAACTCATGGAATGCCTCCATGCGGGTCTGATAGGGACTACCGCGTGTCATAGCATCCATCTGTCTAAAGTAGTACTTCGTGCGCTGCACAGCGTAGTTGCGCAGGAAGCCGACGAAGCGCCTGAGCGCATCACCACGCAGTGCAGTCATCTTATCGAGTTCGGTGTAGTTACCCAGCGTGTCGTCAGTGTTCTTGACCGCCTCGTCAACCGCCTTCTCAAACGCCTGCTCGTGGGAGACACCTTCCTTGCGCAGCTTATTGTAGTGAAGCTCGGCAAACGCCATACCCACCATCTCGCGGGATAGCTGGTCAGCAGAACTCATAAGTGCGCCGGAGAAATGCACAAGCTGCTCGTAGCCTGAACCTGCCTTGTTCAGGACACCTTTGGTGCCGTAGACAGTCGTAGGGCGATCACGGAGCCGCATGCTTACGATGTGCTGCGAGAATAGGTCGCGCTTGTTGTTTAGCTCATCCCAGAAGCGGCGGCGCAGCGGGTTGTTCTGGACACTCGGTGCATTGCCAAGCGAAGGCTGGGTGAGATGCTTCTCACCTGTCACCGGGTCTACGTCCGTGAACATATCCACCGTGTCGAACACTGGCATGTAGTGACCCATAACCTTGGCGGTTTCTGCGTAACCGTAGCGGGCGTTCATGCGCGGCATGGACTGCATGGGCACTGAGAATAGCTGCGCACCTGCAGTGTACGCGCTGGTCAGCATGCTGAAGAAGGTGAAGGTTGAAGTGAGGTTTTCAATCTTACCGGGGCCGTTTGTCGGGTTCACTGTCTCGCGGTAGCGACCGACGTAGGCATCAACCATCGTGCGCAGCTTTGCCATCTCAGCTGGGTCGCGTTTGGTTTCGTCGATGGTATCGTATGCGGTCTCGATAAGACGCTGCGCTTCGCGCCCGTACGCCAGCTTTGGCAGCTGCGAGGAGTACTGGTTCACGGCGTTCTTGAAGATACGCAGCGCGTCGGCGCTGTTACCGGTCATCTTCTCGGCATGGAGGAATTGCTTGCGGAGGCTACGCTCCGGCAGCGTCATGAGGTACGTCTGGTACAGCTGATCCTTAAGCTGATTCTTGGCAGCCTCGTTAGCCTGCTCTTTAGTCGCAAACTGGGTGCTATCAAAATCCCTCATCAACGTGGACTCGTCGATGATCTTAAACATCTTACCCAGCATAACGCTGTCGCCAGCCATGCTATCGCGCATGTCCTTCAGGCTATCCAGCTGCTTAAAAGTAGCGTTGTACTCAGGGGTGCCCTTCTTAAGGCCCAGCTGGCGGGCGCGCTTGTTCTGCCACATCCTACGCTCGAATGCGCTTTCGAAGTGGTAGCGTTCACGCTCGATGTCTGTACCCTTACCACCGACAAGCAAGGCGTAGTTACCAAACCTGCGGAACGGGAAGTACTCGTTCGGGAACAGGTTCTCGGGGATACCCGGGAACCGGTCGTTCTCGTCGGTCAAACCTTCTTCATTCTCACCCTTGTGGGCTTCAGCAATCAGTCGGTCTGTGGCCTTCTCGTCTAGCCCATAAGCACGGATATTATCGTCCTGCTCCGCACGGAGGGCGGTGTACATGTCCTTGTAGAACTGGCGCACCTGCTTGTAGAGTTGCTGCCCACCCTCCTGCTGGCCGAGCTTCTCCCACGCAGCCCAAGCTGCCCGGATGTCATCCTCACGGTTCTTCAGGTGATTCTTATACGCCGCCTTCTGCGCTGGCGACATGCTGGGGTCCACAAGATAACCACGGTATAGGTTAGCAGCTTTATCGTTCTTCAGAAGCTCCGCGAGCGAATTAGCAGAGGTAACATCGACCCGGTTGACGCGGGCAATTGTCATCGTGCCCGAGATCACATCCTGCGTATTCTTCTTAACGAACTTCTCAAACTCCTTGACCCTGCGGGTCAGAGCCTTCTTCATCGACTGCCGCATACCGCGCATGCGCGGCTCGATGTTGCTAAGCTGCGAGATCGTCGCCCCGACGACAGGGTTCAGGCGCTTGATAGCCTCAAGGATGCTGGACGTAGTGGTGATGGCCAGCTTCTTAGGCAGAGCGTTCACGCTCACTGCCTCTAGCCTCGCTTCAGCATTCTCCTTAGCCCCTTCGATCCAGCCGTGGCTGGCATCGGTCAGACCTTCGAAGAACGTAGCCCCGCTGCTAAGCTGCGCCTTCTGGACACCACGGTTGATCCTCTGCTCCGGTGTCTTGGGGCGCATGTACTTGTTAATAACGCTGACATCGCTATCGTCGAACAGGACGTAGTTATAGGTAGGATTCTCGACGAACGGCCCGCGCGAGTTCCCATCGAGGTACTTGTTACCCCGGATACCTGCGTCAAGGAGGGCGAGAGAAGCGGCTTGGGGGGAGCGGCCATTGGTATATTCGATAAGCTTATATACTTGCCCACCAGTTCTAGGTGTGGGTCCCTGTTGTTCAAGCGTAGTTATCCGCTTAGCCAAATTACGTATTTTCATGCGCTCTGTTGGGGAAAGCCCGCCCATTATTTCGGAAGTCAAACGTTGAAAACCGCCCCCATATCGACGTTCGTAATCATTATATTCTTTTTCAAGTTGCGTAATCTCCAAAGCACGGTCAATGTCCATGCCCATATTGCGCAGGGCGCTAAGAACTTTAGGTGATTGCTCAGTCAGCGGCTTGTCCCACAGCAGGAAGTCGTCTTCCTCTGGCTTGATGTCTACTTGGTAAAGCTTGCCGGTAGTCTTGCGCTGAACAACATGATTTTGGAGCGCTTCTAGCGCTTTAATTGTTTCAGAGTTTAGCTCCAGCAATTCTGCAAATTGGTTATATGTTTCACTAGGGGATATATAACCTCCGTCTGGTTCGTACTCGTAATTGCGCGTGTACTCCGCAGCGTTAACAGCTTCTTCCGCGAGGGCTAGCTCAGCTTCCAACTTACTATGGTACGTTTGTATAAGCGCCAGTGCTTGTTTGGCGTCGATATTTTCATTTTTAAAGATATCAACTAGCTCGTGATACACACCATCATAATATTTATTTCGGGGGTTTACAGGTTGCGTAGTGTAGTACCACTTTTCTAGCGGAGTATCGCCAACCATGATATTGGTCTGACTCAGCCGATCACGATACTGCTTCTCAGCAATCTCCTTGGTGTCGGTAAAGTACAGCCCCCACCCGAATATCTGCGCGCCTTCGCCGCTGCCGATCTTGGAGATATCAAACTTATCGAAGTTATGGGGAGACCCGTGCCATGCGGTCATATACCGCAGGCCCTTCACGACGGTGCTCTCCTGCTTACCACGCACCACTTGGTCGTGAGCCATCGAGAGGATAGCAGCTACGTCACCATCAGTAAGCTCAACCTTGAAGCCCACACGGCGTGCAAAGTTACGGATGATGGTAGCAATCTTACGGAAGAACGAGACCTCAAGACGCCCATTCTCAGAGCGTTCGGCAAGGACTTCTTCAACTGCACGCGCCAGCGGGTTCTTGTCCCGCTTGTAGGCATCGGGGTTTTCCGCCACCCAAGCATCGACATCAGCCTTTAGCTTGGCGTTGTTGTTATACATGCCCACGAGGGCGGTATCGAGCGTATTGCGGAAGAGCTTCTCAAGGCCAATGTGCCCGAGAGCTTCATGGAAGAGCGCAGCGCGAATGTCCTGCACCGAGAGCGCATTATCGGCAATGATGTAGACCGTGCCATCGGGAGCCACAAAGCCCAGTGCGTTCTGGGCACCGTCCTTCTCCATCGCACGGCGTAGGGCTGCCGGTAGGTCCGCAATAGAGTTTACGACCGAAATGTTCGGTCGCCCCTTCCACGCACCGCTAGCGGCGTTAACTGCCTTCTGCGCTTCTTCTACGGATACTACCTTAGGCGGGCCACCGGCTTCCTTCTCGCCGCGCATGTACTTGGTGGGCTTGGCTTCGGCTAGGTCAATGGCAGCTTCGCGCTGTTCACGCTGTTCAGGAGCAACGTTTTCGCCCCCCATACGCCCAAGAGCTTCTTGCACCTTGGCGTTACCGACACGCTGCTTGGCACCAGCCCGTTCGTCTTCCCGAGCTTCGGTGAGGGTTTTCAACCGTGCACGGACAGGGTTACCCACTATGTTGTTAGCAACACGGCGCAGGTCACCTGCGATGTTGGCGGCTTTAAGCTCGGCGGCTTCCTTCGCTGCATCGCTCTCTGCATTACGCAGGTCGTTCATGGCAGCAAGGTAGGCTTTTTCGCCATCCCCAATAACCTTCTTGGCACCGCCCCGATTTGACGAGTCTACGATTTGCTGGAAGAGCGCAGCCTTCTCGCTATCCGTGATCTTGTTTGCTGCACGGGCAGCGTTGATCTCAGTAACGAGGTCTTCGTTAATCTGCGTGTACGGGGTGTTGGGGACTTCTCGCCCACCTTTAATAGCCTGCGCGGACAGCGGGCGCGATGTATACGGAACAAGGTTACCAGCGGCTTCCTCGAAGTCAGTAAGGTTGTCCTTGGCAACAAAAAGCTCACGCGAGCCATCTGCCTCTTCAGGACCGACTACCTGATAGGGGGTCGGTGAGCTTGGCACATACCGCACTTCGTAGGGCTTGTTGGCCTTGTTCGCAGCCCGGATATCGTTCTGGACCTTGGCAATGCGCTGCTGCTCGATCTCCTTGTTGCGCTGCGCTAGCTCCGCAAGCTTCTTTGCCTGCTCCTGCTCCTGCGCAGCTACCTGTGCCTCACGCTGCCGCTTTTCTTCCTCGGAAGCAAACCGCTGAGCGTTATACTCATCACGTTTGATAGCCTCACCCGGTGCTTGTTGCGTAGGCAGGTCAAACCCTAGCGATGCAGTCTGGGTATCCTTAGGCGTACGCCCACGCATGTAGCGGATGCCAGTAGATACACCCTCGGCAATGGTGTTAAGCTCGTTGATAGCCTCCGGCTCACTCATGCCCCGGCTTTCCGCGTACCGGGCAATCGCTGCGTCGTCGTTGAGGATAAGAGCCGCGCGCTCAGGAGTCATGTCCGACGCGGGCGCCGGAGTTCCAGTAGCCGTGGGGGCAGGTGCAGGAGGTGTAGTGCGCCCGCTAACTACTTGCTGCTGACCGTTGATATCGTAGGTGGTTTTGAACGTACCCGGTGTTTCTCCCGCCTGACCCATCTCGTCGGCATAGGCTTCGGGCGGCGCAAACGGCGGTAGGTCTTCCGGCATACCGGGTTCTTCGGTAGCGGCAGTAGTATACGCCTGCGGCGCACGGGCCTTAGCAATGCCAGCCTTCGCGTACTTTACCGCTTCGTCGTACCCCACGCCGTACATAGTGACGTAGCGCTTAGCGATAATGTCGATAGCTTCTTGGTTCTCAGGGTCCTTGACGGCGTCCTGAGTGGCCTTGGCAAAGTCGTAGTCGTCCTTGCGCTCTTGCGCCTTCCGCTGAAGCACTTCGTGCAACGGCTCATGCTCTTCACCCTCGGCAGGGGGAGCGCGCATCTCTTCGATGTTTTTGATGCCGACTGTCTGGATATTACCGCCAGCATCACGGACGAGAACGGCACCCTTCTTATCGGGCACAGTGAGAATATCGAGTGCCTCAGGAACCTGCTCACCAGTCTGGCTATTCTTCAGGACTTCCACAGAGTGCAGTGCAGGCGCAAGCTGGGCAGCCTTAGTGCGCGCGGCATTGATCTTCGCAGAAGCAAAGCCGACTGGGGTACCCATAAGAGCACCAACCAGACCAGCTTCGACGGTCTGATACAGGTTTTGCTTGGTTGTAGGGTCAGCACCACCAGCAACCTGCTCGATCAGGTTCTGGGCCATTTCGGTGAGACCCTCTTCCCTACCCGTCTTTATCGCCTCCTTGACGATATGCCGCATACCATGCTCAAGGGCTTCCTTAGCGGTCTCCCTGCCAATCTTGGAGATAGCGCCACCGGTACCAGTAAGCACATCAAGGGCAGTACTTGCAGCCGTACCGATTATGGCGCGGCCCACATCGTCGATGCCTTCCTGCTTCTGCTGCTGGCGGATACCACTGTATGTCTGCAAGCCGCCCAGTGTACCCATAATGGCCATACCGGCTGTCGGGTTCTTAGTAATGGCAGTAGCTGCCAGAGCAGCCAGAGTAGTCGGAGCGCTCTCGGCTGCCGTCACAGCAACCGAACTAAGACCGCCAAAGAACCCCTGAGAATGTTCAAAATCGGGGGTAGTACGCTCGGGGACGAGGTTAGATACTGCCTTACCCGCACTCTGGATAGCGCCAGTGGCTGGTGCAACGCCCTCTGCCCAGCCCTTGCTGAAGCGTTCCTTAGTAGCCTGCGGAGTGATCGCGGATACAATCGCCGTGGCGGGGTTAAGGCCGCTCAGAGCATCCAGTATCTTCGGTGCTTCAGATACAGCTTCTGAACCAAGCGAGCTAACGAGGTTACCCGTACCGCGCACGAGGCCGCTACCAATATCTTCCAGAGTACTGAAGAAGCCAGCTTCTTTAGGTTTAGCCGACTCAGGATGCTTCAAGTAAACTGCATAAGCTAGGTTTGCTTGCGAGGCATTAGGTGGTCCGTCTACTTTATACGTGACACCATTAGGGGCAGTTACGCTATAGGTAGGCATAAAATACCCTATCTTTTATTAGTGTACTACGTACTCGTTAGGGTTAAATCCGTCCGGAGATAGCGCAGGGCGAGGTGCGCCAGTACGTTTGGTTGGATCCCAGACAGGATCAATCCCCGGAGTCCTAATACTGTATTGTTGCCATTCTGGCATCGCTATGTGATATGCTGTGTTACGAAGCGCATCCTTGTCAATCATACTATCGATTTTATTTTCAGGTATACCCTTAGCCCTAAGTTTTCCTACCTGCTCATTATAGCCTTGCTTATAGTAAGTGTTAATCAGACCCTCAAGGCCCTTGTCCATCTTGGTATCAGAGCCAATACGAGCCGCTGTTATACTAGCAGCATTTCGAGCGGTAGATATACGCTCCTCCGCCCTCATCTTTTCGCGTTCGACTTCCGCGTTAAGGGTATGCCCGCGAATTTCTTCCGCAAGCGTATCTGCCGCATGCTTGTTAGATACCTGCGACTGCACGACCGAGATAGCTCGGTTAGCCTTCTCATTGGCTTCCTTGTTGCTGTAGTTCTCCAGCTGTGCGCCTTCGACAATAGCGCTATGTGCTTCCTTCTTCAGGTCGTTGAGATCAGCCTTTAGACCGGCAGCGGCAGGCATACCGGCTTCGCCTACTGCACCGAGGAAGTTAGGGTTCTTCGAAGCCATAAGTGCAAGGCCAAAGTTCATCAGCGCTTGGTTAGCAGCCTGCTTGCGGTCCTTCTTAAGCTCCTCGGGGTCCAGCCTGTGCATTACATCCGTAGAAAGCATATCCGAGAATTTGTGCTGCTGCGGCGCAAGCGCACCGAGGTTGGCCTGTACCCGCTGCAGATTTTCCGGACTATACGGGTCTGGTGTACCTGCAGCAAAACCCGGAACTTCGCCGCCCCCCGCCATACCCTGCGGCATAAGCATAGCAAGACCCTGCTGACCGAGAGCAGCCCACCCAGCCATACGGCGGTTCCGTTTCTCGGCTTCGCGTTCCTTGGTGTTTGTCGCTAGCATATCGTACATAGCTGCCGTATCTTCATTAGGAAGCTCAGAGGCAGCGAGCCCTACGGGAGTAGGAGAGGCGGGGGCGGCAGGTGTAGGGTCAGAAACCATACGCGCAGGGGCTCTACGCCGACCACCCGGTTCTACGTGGACGTGGTCGCCTTCGTTAATCACATCATAACCCACACCATAGAGGTCAGCGAGCCTCTTATACAGCGACCCCATACTCATGTCTTTGGGAGGCACGAAATCACGGGCGTTGTTAGTCAGGTGGTAGCTATGGGGGTTACCACCCACTTGGGCGTTATGTGCGGCACTGCGCTCCCGGCTAGTGACCCGGATACCGGGGATAGCCTCTGTTGCCTGCTCCTCAAACCAAGGACCGAGAGGACCCCCCTGCTTGAATGCTACAATGCCACCGGGCGCATATTGCTGGACATCGCTGTCACCGACAGACGAATTGAACATATCATCAGGTACGGGGAGCGCGGCAAGGCCGCCATCAGCAAACCCAGCCCCCTCAGGAAGCCCGGCTTCCGGGAACGGGAGGAGCGAGCGCATACGCCCACCCCCGGCGAACCCGACTTCGCCACCATCAGCCATACTCGGACCCATAGGCTGCATATTCTGCGGCGACTGAGGGGGCATCGGAGGCTGCGGAGCGGGGGCAGGAGCAGCACTGGGCACGGGAGGCAAACCACCAGCACCGGTACCACCGGGAGCCTGAGCAGGAGGCGTCTGCGGGTTGAACACTTGGCTAGCCACAGTGCCCTGAGGAGCCTGCGACTGCATCGCACCTGCCGCCATGCGGTCAATAAACATACCGGCAAGGGTGCCGACAGTAGGGTCGACGATGCCCAGCTGCATAGCCTGAGCGATCTTCTGCTTGTTACCGCCGTAATCCTTGGCAATCTGTTCAGGAGACTGCGCACCGAAGGGCTTAGAGTGAGCACTTTGCATTATCATGGACCCTTCAGCATGTTGTATGTACTAAGTCCCGTTAGCCCAGCACCCATAATCTGCGAGCCAAGCGATGGACTAGGAGCCATCGTCGTAGATACTTCATTAGGCTTCATCGGCGCACCAAATACAAGCCCTGCTTCCCACGAAAGGTTATTCTTTTCCCAATTGCGCCAATCGTTCCAGTCTGCGTTATTTATATCAAGGTACCGCTGAGCGAGGTCTTGACTCTGTGCTGCAGTCCCCTGCTGCATACCGAGCCGTGCCAAGTTAGCCTGCTGCTCTGCGCTGCCGAGATTACCAAGTGTCTGACCAGCCTGACCAGCCTGTGCGTAGCCCTGAAGACCAAGGTTAGCACCAAACTGCTGGTTCTGCATCTGAGCCTGCTGCTCAGCATTGAACTGCCTCATAGCGGCATCGTAAGCAGCCTGCAGCCCCGTAGCCTGAATCTGCCCAAGCTGAGTACCAAGGTTACGCTCTCGCTCAGTAGAGGCAAGAAGCTGACGCGCACCGCCATAAGTACCTTGACGGGCAGCACCTAGGTTCTGGGCAAGCTGCCCCTGCTGCGCATCTCGAATAGCCTGCTGCTTCTGTACATCCAGAACCTGCTGCATGTACGGTGACATGTACTGCTGGGCCGTACCATCTTGGGTAAAGCTCTGGGGACCAGCCATCTGAGCGTAGCGGTCACCGGCAGTAAGGCTACCGAGCCCAGATAGGCCTGCGAGTGCCGACCCCTGCCCGAACTGACCCGGAGTCTGCTGATTCAGAATCGCTTCGCGTACTGGCTTCTGCTCTTGGGTAAATGTAGCGACACGCTGATTAGGATTTTTTTCGTAGTCCCGAGCAGCAATAGCCTGAGCCTGCCCCATAATCGAGGTATAGTATGGCTTCGCATACTCAGGGAGTGACGTTGTAGTCGTCTGCTGTACAGTTTGCGTACCCATGCTGCGTTCCTAAACCCTTTGTATCCCTGTTACGCAATAGCTCGCAGGCCAGTATCCTGACCACGTTTAGCAGACTTTCTAGCTTTCTGCGCCTTATCCATCAGAGCATAAAGCTTCTGAGTACCTTTCTTGTGGTCACCGCCACCTACCCGCGCAACTGCTTCGGGGGAGAAGTGAACCTCATCACGCGCCACACGCGCTTGCTGCTTGCCATTGATACGGGCAGGAACAGAATCACTTACTCCATCACCGGAGCCATGGATCGGCGTACCGCCAAGCTTGGCAAGAACCTGCTGACCGGCACTGCTACTCCCATTACCAAACTCTGCAGTCTCACGGGCAGGCATAACAAACGAGCCGCTACGCATGTGAAGCGTACCACCGGCAGCGAGGCCCGGAAGGCCTTTGATCCCACCCTGCGGCTGACCATAGCCAGACGACTGCATATACGGGCTAGGCGTAGTTTGCATCGGCATCTGGGGCTGGGGTTGAGACTGTTGATCAGACTGAGGCTGAGACTGCATTGAGTATGAGCCGTCCATCATCTGCTGTGCAGGCTGCGGGATAGTCTGCGTATTGACCGCCGTTTGATTGTTTCCAATCTGCCCGCCACCAGCATAGCCGCGCATATTTTTCGGCGTAGTCTTCTGGCCCGGAATCCAAGGATTACCTGCCCTATCTGTGTAGGTCATAGGGCCAAAATAATCCCGCTCCGAAGAGTCGAAGTTATATGGGTCGAAGTTAGCCATCTGCCCCGGCGTGATAGCATTGGCAGTGAGCGCCTGACTATGTGCTTGGTAGGGGCCGATATAACCATACTCATCAGGCGCCTGCTTCGCATCCTTCTGAGTAGGCGTGAATGCATTAGATACGCCCTGAATAGCTCCAGTAGCGGCCAGCATAGGTGCAGCCCTACCGATAATACCACCGGGGAGGCCAGCCTGTGCAGCTTGGCCGAAGTTAGACATTGCTGCGCCGATACCAGTCTGTGCTATACTCTTACCGCCTTCCGCTGCGATATTAGCTGCATTTGCAGGCCCATTTACGAAATTACTGATGTCACCCATACCACCAACAGCAGGATGCATAACCGCAGCAGTTGAACCGGGGAGGCCGATACCGGCACCAACGTGCCCAAGGGCACCACCAAGGCCAGCAGCACCAGCCAAAGAAGCGCCGCCGAATGCGCCGAGGCCAGCCATAAGACCCTGCTTGATGTCGCCAGTAATAGCCGTACCACCGATAGCGCCGAGTGCACCCATCCAAACTGGGGGGATACCGAACGCCATACCCAGACCACCTAGTAGAGTAGGCAGTAGCTTGCCGAGCCAGCCAGCTTCAGGGAGGCCAGTATCTGGGTTGATGGTGAGTGAACCACCATGCGCCATGGCAAGATTCTGCAGTCCGCTGACCTCCGCAGGGGTCATATGGATCAGCATCGTATCGTCACCGCGTCCCCGCGACCGTACGTGTTCTGCCATGTGCGAGTAGTGCATAATGCTACCTTATGTTCATCTGAGTTCTTATACTATTAACTTAGACAGAAGTCACTGTCTGCCATGCGGAGCCATTGTACACACAGAGCTTACCCAACGTGGTATCGAAAACGACCCATCCCTTCTTCGGGGTAAGGGCATTTTTCTCTGTGGTAGTAACATTCTTCGTGGCTAGAATACCATTAAAGGTATCTGCCGTGTACTTCTGCGCATGGTTCGGCGTATTCGAGTCAAGCTGCGAGAAATAAATTTCGAGCACGCGCAGCACCTGCCGCATGTACTGCGCATCCCATTCCCCCGGAGGGTTGGGCAGTGGTGGGGCTTTGAACTTGTCGAGAGCCATAGCCTATCTCTTGCCATCCAGTCTGAAATCAAGGCGCGGTGAGCCAAGCTGCCACTGGGTAACTAGGTCGCTAGACCGCACGGTAAGCGCCATCTGGCGCGCACGGGCGCGGAGGAATACCTGACCTGTATACGTGCTAACGTCAGTAGTTATCACTCTGGAGGTATCATCTGTATTAGTATTAAACGCACTACCGGGAAAGTTGCGGCTTTTAATTTCCAGCGTGACAGTAGGTTGAGGGCTAGCCGGTACCGTGGGGGCAATAGACCCAGAGAAGTCGATATCTGGAATAATACGCCGAGTAAGTATGAACTGCTCACCATTTTCAAGATCGAAATCGTTCGACTGGATATAGGCACTCATTGCTATACCATCGTCATCAATACCATTCTCATGGTTATAGATACGGCCAGTTGTCGAGTTCTGTGAGGTATTGGCAGCCTGCGGCCAGTGGCGCAGCGGGGTATCCAACCAAGCTGTGCGCTCGATAGTCCCATAGTACCAGACCTTATCGAGGTAGTTATATATCACGTAGGCATTATTCCAGTTGGAATCTTCAGTAGGGTAAAACCACCAGATTTCGTTCCACTGTTCATTAGTACCACAGATAATCTGGTCGGCTTGGTCGAAGTTAATGTTCATGAATACATGGTTACGCAGGGTGCAGGGCAGTGTCTCGACACGGCCTGTGTAGGCGTAGAACTTATCCTGACCCATCCAGAAGACGATATTCGAAGCAACCGCAACGGAGCGCGGCGAGGCAATCGAGATGTTATCCGCATACTCCTGTAGCCCGAACACATCAGTCGTACCGAGAAACTGCAGGGTATAGAGGTTGCTATCACTCCAGATCAAGATTTCCTGCCGGGTAGCCAGCGCCCGCACGATACGCGAACCACGAGAGACACGGAGGAACCCAGCACTGTTAGTTGTTTCCGGTATCCAGTTGCCGGGGCTATCCTGTGATGCCCAGCGGATTGTTAGTGGGTCAAAAGTAGTACTCACACCAAAGTCAGAACCAAAAGCCAGCAGGTGTTTATCCTGCTGTGAGACTAGAAGCTGGCCAACCTTAGTTGGTGCAGCATCCCTGTACTGCGCAGGGGTGAATGAAAGACCTGCAGTAGCAGTTGCCCAGTTATAGGCGTATGCAGAGAGTGTAATAGCCCGAGTCCCGAGACTCGTCGTGGGATCAGTTACAGACCCGCGCTGCCAGTAGTAGGGCGCACCGTTGCGGATGTTGGCGACAAGGTCGTTGTCGAAGTTATCCATCCACCAGTCCTGCTGGGGGAGCAGGATAGGCTTATCGGAAGTAGAACTCCATGTACCACGGCTCCAAGTGCTAGTACCCCAGCCGTAGCCAGCGGTCGCGCTTGCATAGCCTGTATCAATCTCGAAGCTAACGGTAATACCCGTCCCGCCGCCACCAGCTACCGTCGAGGTAGCAACCGTGGTCGTCTGAAACGTAAATGAGTTAGCTGGACTAACTGGAATACTTGTAATAAGCTGTGATGCATTAAACTCAGAAATAGGAATACCGCCAATAGTACCAATTAGCGTCTGTGTACCTGACCCAGCACTACCCGCAACAATAGCAGTACCACCAAGGATACTAGATACCGTAATTGTAGTACCAGACGTATTGGATACTACATAGTATGTAGTTCCCGTAACAAAATTTGTTGGAAGCGATCCTGTAGTTGCAAACTGTACTAAAGTACCTACTGCAGGAAGGTTAGTCCCAGTAATATTAGCAGACCCATTCGTAAACCCTACAGTAAACGGTGTGCTAATAGCCCCCGAGATATCCACATAGTTACCCGCTAGCGCGCTAGGGTCTGTAGTAAGCGTGACCCGCACCACGTTTGAACCACTCGTAGTGTAGATGCAGTTGTTCGTAGCAGTGCTTACATAAGTCGGGTTTGTAGCGCGTAGGGGAGTGATATCATAATACGAACCCCCGAGACCATTCTGGATATAAAGTTTGAGGTTTGTACCAACGCCAAGAAAGTTATCGCTGAAGGTAGTAATCCAACTCCACATCTGGCGGCAGGTACCGAGGAACGTATTACTCCCATCGCGGGTCCAGCCGCCGATCTTCTCAGGAAAGCCCGAACGGAACCTGACCTTATCGCCAGCATACCAGCCACCCTCACCCGTATAATCGGTCTGATCACGGTTAATACCGGGTCTGAACTGGAGCTTGATGAAGGTCATCGGTAACCCTTACGTATACGCGAAGCTGATTTGGCCACGAGCGCCACTGCCAGAGATAACGCTACCCATATCAGGGCCACTACCACCGCCGCCGCCACCGGGGGCTGAGCCGTTACCGGGGGCTATACCGCCTGCTGCACCGCTTGCACTCGCACCACCATCACTACCAGCAGCAGTATTATTGCCTGCACTACCAGAGGTATTAGTATCACCACCAGTCGCAGTACCACCTGCACCGCCTGATCCTTGAGTGCCGCCTAGCCCGCCACCAGCAGTTATAGATACTGAACCCCCTGATACAGTACCAGATACTGTAGAACTTACCCCAGAGTTACCTATACCCGCAGAAGTCCTACCACCAACAGCAGTAGCTACTGTATAGGTAAATGTATTTCCGCCAATTACAGCAATGGTCTTAATACTACGCGAGCCGCCGCCACCGCCGCCGCCGCTAGTAGAGGAGTTGTAACCGCCAGCGCCACCGCCGCCATCTACAGTGATTACCACTCGTGTAGCACCTGTAGGTACCGTCTCTGTGGCAGCAGTACCCGTGGTATAGGTATTGGTCACAGAGGCAAATCCGCCCGACCCCATCAGTATCATCTGGATACCGCTCATTAGGACAGCCCCGACCCCGATACAAACCATGTATTCGTATCAACCTTAAGCCAAGTCGCCATACCGCGAATAGCCAGTGTTCCACCCGAGGCCCATGCCGTGGAAGTACCTGCCTTGTAGACAGTCACACCCGTAGTCGTAAAGCTGATGGATGTAGTACCGTTGTTGACCACCGTGATCGCAGTACCAACCGGGATAGCGATGGTAGCATTGGTGGGGACTGTGATAGCCTGCGCACCCGTATTGGCCGAGTAGACATGCTTGCCTGCATCAGACAGGGCGAATGAATAGGCTCCGCTCTGCGCGTTCTGCGGGACACCACGATAGCCAATAGTATTAGCCGCAATGGTACCCGTTGCAGTGATGACGATATCTTGATCTAGCGCAGTGATGTCTGTGTTAACACCCGAGGCTGCTGCGCCAAGATTAGAGAGTGCAGTAGCTGCGCTCGTAGCACCAGTGCCACCAGCCGTGATCGGGAGTGTTCCAGCCGTCAGAACAGAAGCACTGGTAGAGTAGATAGCATTATTAGCAGCGGTGAAAGTCGCAAGGCCAGTGCCACCTTGGGCCGCAGTGATTGCGGTTGTGAGGCCTGTGAGCGAGGTGATGTCACTGTTAGCTCCAGAAGCAGCAGCACTAAGCGCAGTACGCGCAGCCGACGCAGTGTTACCCCCCGTACCACCAGAGGTGATCGGTAGCACGGTAGCGAGAGTAAGCGAGGTCAGGTGGGTGACGACATTGACTACGTTCGCGCCGTCATTGAACACCCACACCGTTTTGCCAGTGGGTACTGCGATGCCCGTACCAGCAGCGGTCTTAACGGTAATCGTGCCGTCCGTACCGTTGTTGACGATATAGGCCTTCTCGATGGACGGCACGACCAGATTGTAGCCCGCAGTCGCAGTACCCGTCAGGTTGAGGCGCAGATTGCGCGCCGTCTGGGTGCTGTTCGTGTCGGTAAGCGTAAGGGTCACATTGGCGTTAGAAAAAGCCACATCGGCAGAACCGGTGATGGCCTCTTCGATGGCAGTACCCAGATTGGTGTTGGTGACGTTACCCCAAGTGGAGTTGTTCTCACCGACAGCCATAAGCTGAATCTTGAGGTTGCTATAGGTACTGGCCATCTTCGTTATCCCGCTTAGTTAGCGTTACGCCGGGTTATTCGTCGTAGCCGCCATCAGTCCGCTGCCGAGCACGAGCGTTACGGCCTGCCCGACTTGATCGATCTGCATACCAAGGGCAGGCGCACCTGCCACACCCGCGATAAGTGCGAGGCCGGTGTAGGTCGATTTCTCATGGGCGCGCTGGCCGATCCACTTCAGAGCCTTCTTAAACATGGTCATTTTCCTTTCGGGTATTGCTTCCAAGGCAGTTCCCAATGCGGGCCATCCTTGAAAGTACGCCAATCACCGCCCCACTGGATCGGGACGTTCTCGGCCTTTGCTGCGTCCTTCACGACTGCAGCAAACTGATGGTAGAGTGGCCAATCCCAGCGAACGGTACCGCCGATCATGGGCGCGAGATCGACGGCGTGACCAGTGACATGCCGAGACCGCGTGGGGTCTTTAAGGCTGGACGCACCTGCCGCGATAAGCTGCTTCTGCCGGTCCAGTGTGCGAAGCCCTTCCAGCACTGTGAAGTCGAGCGACGACATGGTAGCGGCCTTCTTGACGACACGGACCAAGTCGGGGTGGACGCCTTCAAGGCGTGAGAGCGAGCGTTGTCCTAGCACGATAGACATTATGCAATCCTAACGATAGCCGTGGTATTAGTAGCACTGGGGAACACAATCGTGAAGTCGCTCGAAGACACAGTCTTGTCCGAACCAAAATCCAACACGGCGACCGCAGGGTTCGTCAGTGTAGTATTTGCCGTGCCATTAGCCGAAGGGGTAGAGTTATAGATGAGCGCTCCGCGCGCTGTAAAGGTAGCATTAGTCCATGTCACGTTGCTGAAGGTCGTATACCCCGTACCCTGCGCTGTGCCATCATATGAAGCTGTGACACCTAGGTTAACAAGGGTATTACCCCCGGCTGTATAGTTGGTACCGGTAACTTCATTAGATGCCGTGTACGCCGTGGTGTTAGCATCAAGGCTAGCTGCTGCGCTATACAGCGCGATCTTGAAGGTATCACCACTGGTAGCACGAAAGTCATGCACGGCAAGAAGCACTTCAGCCTTGAAGCTAGTGCACATCCCCTGAACGATAGCCATACATAAAACCCCTTGTTACCGGACTGGATACCGTACCTGCGTAGTGCGGTACATATCCTGCCGGTTCTTACCTTCACCCAGTTCCTTGAGCATGGCAAGCGCTTCATCGTAACGCTTCTGGTAGCCCGCGATAACGTCTGCCTCACCCTTCATGAAGGTATAGGCTTCAAGCAGAGAGCCGTAAAGTAGGACGCTATCGAAGTTGTCACCCAGCCACGAAGTACCTGCATCCACGATAGATTGCGGGTAGTAGAAGTAATTCAGCTTCAGGCTGTACGTGGAATCAGGAGTAGGCCCCAGCAGGAACGTACTCTGATCGAGGTAGGCATAGTGTGTCGGCGTACCGGTACTAGTAGGCGACGGGAATGCTTCCCGAATAAAGTTTACGTCCTTATTCAGGAGGTAGTTGTAGTTCCCGCTTGCATCCACAAGCGCGAGAGAGAAGCTGGCCAGCCAGTCAGCAGGGGCACTCACAGTAGTCACGCCCGTTGCGCATGTCAGCGTGCCGTCCTTGCGGAAACTCAGCAGCTGAACCGAATTGAAGATACGCTGCTCTGCCTCCTTGATGAAGATATTGATCTGCGCCGTAGACGTAAGACCGCCAGCCCCCGCTGTGTCCGGGAAGTCGTTTTCGGTATACGCCTTGATGGCGGAGACGAGAGCAGTGTAGTTCATTAGCCCATCTTCGTGCTGTTGCTATTCCCACGCGTCGTATTCTTAGTACCACGAGTACGCATGGTCTGGGTATTAGCTACCTTGTTCGGGTAGCCGTTATTACCGAGATTGACATCGGTACCACCAGACATGGTATGTGGCTTAGCGTAGGTGCTAGCAGGACCGACCTCATTGCCGCCCTTCTTCATGCTAAACTTAGCCATTCTTGTTCACCTTCACTTCGTTCGTCGGTACCGTGCGTACCGGCTTCTTCTGGTTAGCAATCTTAGCCAGATTGCGACCCAGCTTCTTCATCTGCTCGTTAGTCTTACCGCCCTTAGCCATACCTTACTCCTACGATTGCACAGTCACTGTGCCTATCTCACCATTACCTATTAGCGTATTTGGGAGGTCAGGGAAAGCCAGTGGATTATTAAGCCCCACAGGAGCCCACCCCCACTGGATGACACGACTACCATCAGAAGGCTGACCGAAGGCTAGCGTATTAGTAGCTGGCACTTCGCCATGGGTCTTTATCTTAAGCCCAGTCAGACCCGCCTGCCAATAACTGACATCAGGGCGCGGATTACGTAGTGCCTGCGGGTCATCGACCGGATACATACCGATCTGAAGCTGCGGCTGGTCTGGCTCCCAGCAAGACGGGCATACGAGGATATTCGTACTCTTGGTCTTAATCGTCAGCTTCTTAAGCTGCTTAAGCTTGTACCTAAAGCCGCAGCGGTCGCACTCCGCAATGGATTTTTTACCAGAGGCGAATGGATTAGGCATAGCACCCTCCCACTAAATAAACATCTGGCGCGGAGCGATCCGCAGGGGGGCCTTCTCACGATCTTCTTCGGAAGCCTGTTGCCAAGCTTCTTCGTACATAGCCTTCAGCATGGGGGTACGCTCCATGGCACCGGGAAGCTTAAGCGACAGATAGTACGCCAGCCCAGCTACCATGCAGGGGAGGAATCGGAATGGGATATCTTGCGTGTTGATACCGTTCCCAGCATCCTGAATGCGGCGAAGCCGGTAGTAGAAGAAGGTGTAGTAGTTGCTCTGGTCCGGGGCGGGCCAGACATTGATCTGCGGTGGCTTCACACCAGTAACCGGATAGGTCGCACCTGACTGGCGGTTGATCCACACCTGAATGGGACGACCCTGAGCGTTCTTGTTCGGGATCGTGATGTAGGTGTCGGCGCTGATGCGGTTGATGTTGATATCAAGCTGGTTCGAAGTCGTACCCGCATTTGTACGGATAACGTGTTCCATCAGGTCAATCGTATCTACCGGCAGGTCATAGGTGATCTGCCCCTGTACCATGGAGATCGAGCCCTGCTCGATAGTCCAGAGATTGATGCCCCGGTTAGCCCACTCGATAGTCAGAAGGTTAAGGCTACGGCGGGCAGTCTTCAGGTCATAGCCTGTACGAAGCTCAGCACCACACCGCTCAAAAGCCTCTTCTACAAGGTTATTGAGATCGAGATTGAACGATGTGGTACCAGTCGTGGTCATCTAAAGCTCGCTGTCTTCTTGGCTATGGTCTTAGGCTGCTTGACGAACTGCTTGCCCGCCTTCGTACCTTCACGCTTAGCCTTGGTTGTAGCAGCATATTCAGAGGATGTCAGGGCCTGCCGTGCTTTCTTCGGAAGGTAGCGTTCGCCAGTAGCTTTGGCCCCCTGCGTAGACGGCTTACCCGACTTGGTACCCCAGTCCTCCTTAGTCCATTTAGACAGGGATTTCTGGGCTTCAGTCTTCGGGCCGCTATATCCACCACCAGACTTCTTGTATCGCTGAGTAGCAAGCTGAGCCTTACGCGCAGACCATTGGCCTGCGTTGCCGCCCTTAGTTCCGGCTTTCACACTGGCGACAATGCGCTTCCACTTGCCCTCATCAGTGTGCCCAGCCATCTTACCTACCCTTACCTGAAGTTGCTGTATTGCCCATGCATAAACTCAGGGCCACCGCCGCCACGCTGTATATTGCGCATAACCTGCATGCGCGGGCTTTCTGGCATAACCTGCTGAACCATAGGGGCCTGAGGCATATGCGGGGGAATCTGCGGCATATACTGCATATATCCGGGTACCTGCGGCGGGTGCATACCCTGCATCTGCTGCATTTGTTGAGCAAACTGCGGGTTAGCCTGCTGAAAGAACTGCGGGTTTAGTTGCTGAGCAAACTGATTGGGCTGCTGTGTTGGCTGCATACTCTGCATCAATGCCGACTGGGTTGGCTGTTGCTGGTTAGGCATACCGCCAAGATGAGTAACTGCCTGCGGGTTAGGCGTACCACGCATATACTCTGGTACACCCAGCGCGGCAGCCATAGCATCATCCTGCGGATTGTGCATATATCCGGGTACCTGCGGGGGCACTGACTGAGGCATATTAAGATTTGGGGGTGCTGCGGACTGCCCAAAACCCCCTGCCTGCGGATGCATACCCTGCATACTCTGCATCAATGCCGACTGGGTTGGCTGCTGCTGGTTAGGCATACCACCAAGCGGAAGCGCACCTAGACCCTGAGACTGGGGTTGGGCTTGCATTAGCGACTGGCTACCAGTGCCGAGAGTAGGGAACATTGCCACCTTACTTACCCTTCTTCATACCCTTGAGCAGTTCAGCAAACCGTGCGCGCTGACCAAGCTTACCGGGGGCCTTAGCAGCCTTAGCGAGCTTTTTGGCCGGGATCGGCTCACCCTTCTTGGCACCAAGCTCAGCGCGCAGGGCACCGGGCTTCTTGATCGCCTTCTGGATAAAGTTTACACCACCCTTGGCCATACCCACCTTCGTGGGCATTTTGGACTTTTTCATATCACCCATACCTCGGCTCGGTCGCATAGTTAATCTCCTTATGCCCAGACACGCGAAGGTGTGACTGGTACGATAATGTACTTGTCGAAGGGCGTGGTGTCGATCTCTTCCAGCACGCGCAGATTGGCATGGTAGCCTCTGATACCCTCGATCTTGCCAATGCGGTCCAGCAGCACGTTAGGTGAGACAGGATTGCCATCATCATCCAGCAGTGCGCCAAGCGCCCTGTCCAGATACGTCTGGCTTGAGGCCTTAAGGTAGTAGTCGGTCATGTCGTCAGGGCCTGTAGCTGTGCATCTGGCAGGCGAATGTTATAGTAACTGACAGAGCGGATATGTGTGTTGGTCACATTGACCGCTGCGCCGCTTGGGTCAGCGCCGATATTAAACTGCGTCGGGGACACAGGAAGGGCGCCTGATGTATCCGTCACGACAGCCCCACCATCGCGCGAGGCCGAGAAGTCGTTGACTGCATACGCGCTGGCAACAGTATTTACCACGCCGGCAGTCCCGTAGGCGCCGAGCGACAAGATGGCCTGCGCCACTGAGCCGGAGTAATACACGGCGCGCATAAGGGAGCCCCCGGCGTCATTGTCGAAGTGGAAAGAGTTCTGCCCCACAACCCCATTTGAGGCGGCAATGTATGTAGCGTACACATTGGGCGAAGTTTCATAGCTGGCCACAAAAGTCCCCTGCGCAGCGTTAAACCACGAGGAGAAGTTTGCGCCTGTCATGACAGCTACGTCTGCCGCGCGTGTAACCTGTGAGCCCGTGGTGGGGATGTAGCTGGTGGCGAATGCACCTGCTTCGAGTTGCGCGCCCCAGACGTAGATACCGTTGGCTCCGGTGCCAGTATAGGTCGGGTAGCCGCTAGTTCCTCCGACAGCTCCGGTGGCAGAAAGCCCCACACCAACCCGGTTAAAGGCAATAGTCCCCGCCACTACGGTGATCGCGCAGCGATACCACCCGTTGCCCGCTGGGGCGACCGAGGTTGAAACAATCGATATCCCAGCGCCAAGCGCAGCAGTGTTTGCGACTGCTCCAGTTGTCAGGTCAAATGAAGCCGCGGCGTAATTATTGGCCGTTGAGTTATATAGGTTAAGAACCCCATAATTGATTCCCGCGTTTTTCAAATAAACCGTTTGAGTGAAGGTTGCGCCAGTAGTGGCGACTACACTGCCTTGCTGAATGTAGTGTCTTCCGGAAGTAGCATCATCCAAAAGGGTATCCGCATTACTTGTGCCATCCGGCGCAGTAGCGCTGTTAGCCACAATGGAGGACGCGACTTTTGTCCATATAACGTTGTCGAATTGGGCGGAATAAATAACTGAGTTCGTGCGCTGCTCCTCGATCAGCAGCCCCTCAGACGCGAGGGTGACAGGGTCGTATTCGAACCGGGGCACATTGATCGCCGCCGTTTGGATAAAACCGTCGATGCCGGAGAATGTCGCGGTGGATCCGCGTGTAAACGTAATGCGCGGGTCAAGAGGAGCGCCGGCCAAGAAGTCAAGCGAGAGGGTCTGGACCCATCCGCCTGTGATGAGGCCGGGGACACCGCTCCAAAGACCAGAGACATTATGGTACAGTCCTGTACCCAAGACAAGACCTGAGCCGTCACTAGATAGCCCGTTAGACATTACGGATGTAGACCCGCCTGAATAATAGTAAGTACTGCAGAGCCAGTACCCGCAGTCTGCTGGAGACGTACCGCAGCAGGGATATAAGCATAGTTACCCTGACGGTTAACCGTCTGCGCTACCAAGTTAGCATCGGGGTGGCTAAACCAAGTCGGAGTAATTGCCGTATTAAGTACATTATCCAGTGTCTGTTGAACAGTATACGTTACTGTACCTGTTACGACTACCTGAATAGAGACTTCAGGGCGACCATAATAATCTAGTATGAGAGCAGTCGAGTTTTTCGTACCGCCAGATGCATCTGACGTTGTTGTGGTCATAGGACGCATATTACTTCATCCCCTTGTGCACGCCTGCGCAGCGGGTCTTCCCACGCTGAGCGATGCCATCGATAGAACCACCCTTAGCACACTTCATGACTTTACCGCCCTTGCGCATGTTCATGCTACCCATCTCGTTAGAAGTTGGCATCTGCTTGGTAACACCGCCGCCAGCAGCATACTTATTGAAGGGGTATGCCTTTTCCATGGCCTTCTTCTCAGCTTCTTCACGCGGGGTGCGCTTATTCGCAGCAGCCTTGGCATCACGCGCAGCAGTGTCCCGCTTGGCCTTATCGAGATCGATACGGATAGGATACTGCGGGGCAGTACCTCCATCAGCGAACTTTTTTGCCTTCTTATCAGCCATCTCGAAATCCTTACCTACCGATTGCTTAACGCCAACCTTCTTGGCGAATGACGGGCTATGGGCGATAGCTCGCATGAACTTTGCCTGCTTGGCGCTAGTCGAAGGCATCACTTCTTTCCCATCCAACGCTGTACAGTATCCGTCTCATAGATGCGGATAGCTGTCCAGATAATCGTGAATATTGCCGCGACTGCAGGGAGCATATTAACTATAGTCCCCAATACCGTGACAAAGGACAGTGCATCTATAACATGTTTAGTGGCTTCGTCAGGGTCCGTCATGTCAGCA